ATGTAACTCTTCATCGATTTTAAGTATTAAGTTTTTCATAGCTGTCCCTCCTTTCAAAATATATATTATCAAAATAAATATATAGTGTAAAGTATAAATATATAATTTAAACATATTAAATGACATTTATTTAAAAAGTATATATAATATACACAAGGAGGGTTTAATATATGGATAATTCAATAATATCAAAAAATATCAAAACCATTCGTCGTGATAAAATGATGACCCAAAAAGAATTTGGCAAATTGATTGGAGTAACTCAAGCTACATTGTCTACCTATGAGCAAGGACTTAAAATGCCTAATACTGATACACTGTACAATATCGCCGAAAAATGTGATATATCTATGGATTGGTTATGTGGTAGAACCAATCTAAAAAATATTGAAAATTTTGATTCGTATAGTGATGTATTCAAAACTATTGTTAAACTATGTAAAAGTGTCAAATTTTCAATAATCGAAGATTCTAATAATGTTTACAAAAACGATGTATCACAGCACTATCTTGAACCAGGAAATACGATTGTTAATGATTTTCTAAATCGCTGGCGTAAAGTTAAAGAAATTTACGATGACAAAACCATAGATGAAGAAACTTACGATACTGTTGTAAATTCGCTTATTGAACGATATAAAGATATTGAAATCATTTACGATGATGACAAGCTCTAACTCAAATGAGTAGGAGCTTTTTTTATATCATTTCATACCTTTTCATACTATTTCATATCTTTTCATCCAAAATAAAAAGCCACTTATTCGTGGCTTGATAATTTCTAAAGATTAGAAGTATTTACCAATATTTCTTCATCCTTAAAAAGTTCTTCAATTAATTTCATAAGTTCAGCAAATAATTCAGGAGTTACCGAACCGACTACAATATAATCAAGTTTATCTTTTTGGAAATAATGAATTTGATTAGCTTTAATAAAGCCATCTTTCTTAACCCCATCTTCAACAGTAATTTCTAAATTTTGCTTCATTGAAAGTTTCTTCTTTCGATGCTCTTCGTTTTTAAAAGAAGACATGACTGAACATGTTAGATCAAATGGCAAACCTTCAATTTTACCTTCACTGTCATTCAATACAATGAAAGGATGATTTCTTTGACGTGTGCCATCTTCTCCAATATATTTTCTAATTAAAATAATATCTCCTACTCTGCACATTTCTTTTTCTTTGGTAAAGTAGCTTTTACTTTACTTTCTCCTTTTAACACTTTTTCGCTAAATTGAAATGGAACAACTTCATCATTATCAACTTTAGCGTTTTTTTGTGTTTTAAGATTTTCGAAAAAGCTAACAGGTAATGCTTGATAAGTCATAATCCCACCTCCACATATTTATTCTACTCTTTTCATAAGTATTCTATCACGTAAAAATGCGGTTAACAACCAATTTAATTGGTGTTATATTGTTTTATACCTTTTCATACTGTTTCAATAGCACTAACTATAAATGAAATCAAACATAAAGACTTATTGAAAAAGATTCGTAATTATGAAGGAATATTAACCAGCGCAAAATTGCGCCCGTTAGAATTTTTCGTTCCTACTCCTCTATATGTTTAATTGAGTATCTAACACAACATTCATGTTCGATACAGCATCCTCGATACTTTTCCCAATCCTTGCAGAAATAAGCAATGTCAGCTTGACCTAAAAGCTTGATGGATTCTCCTAGACACCAAAGAGGAGTTTTAGGTTCGCCATCAAAAAATGAATCAATCACTTCAATTTCTTGATCAGGAAATAATTCTTTTACATTGTGTAAAATCCTTTCTCTTTCATCTAGGATTTCTTTATCTGTTTTTCCTGCCATTGGTTGGCTAATGAATAATTTCATTTATGCATCCTCCTATTCAAAAAATTCCCAATCATCCGCTAACATATCTGTTTGTGATGGTGCCCAAGGTACAATATTTTTCTTTGCATCTAGATTATCAGTTTGTAAATTAGATGAATCTATACAAACAAAAGGATTTGTTGTTGCATCTGTTTCACATAAATGGATAAAAATTCCTTTACCGTTCCAACCTTTTCTAGCAAGCTTCATTCCTCTTTTTAGATATTTGATAGCTTCATCAAAACCAAAAGTAGCTTCTCCACCTAGTTCGGGACAGTTTTTTTCATCAGCGAGAACCCATCCATCATCAAGAATATTAGATAACGTATAGATAACTCTTTCAGTTTCTCTAATATCCATTTCTTTTCCATCTTTTGTATGCATGATTACTGTTTTCTTTTCATCATCCCAATACCAATAACCACCCCATGAAAGGAGCTTAATTTTTGCTCCATTTTTCATTAATTCAAAAGCTCTTTTAAATTTCATTGTTTTCTCCTCCTTGTAATATAAAAGAGAGCTATTCGCTCTCTTCATCATCTTTATTTAGTTGTTCTAATGCGTTTCTAATCTTATTAGGAATTGGAATTCCAATGTTTGCTACATTTTCTAATAAACTAATCCCCTCATTTGCAATATAGAAATAACATACAAGCGTTCTGAACACCCAATTTCCAGTACCTAAAATACGATCTAACATTACACCAATGATTAATACAACTAAAATCATTAGCTTTTTAACTAAACCTTTGAAACCAACTTCACTGTTTAATTGATTGCTGATAAATGCGTATAATACACCAGTAACATAATCTAAAATCATAAATACAATTAAAACTTGTAAAGCTAAATCCCAACTACCAAATAAATAAGTAAAAAAAGTAGCAATGATTGCTACTAACGTATTAAAACATTTTTCCATCTTCTTCATTTTCCTCACCTTCTACAATATCAGTATCTTCAATTGGATCCAATTCAGTTGGAACATCCTCAACTTCATACCATTCATCAATGGTTTCTAAATCTTCATCTTTTAAAACACCTTTTGAATACCATTTAAGAGCATATTGTCTTACTTGGTATTCATCAGTGTTAATTTTCATTCCTTCTAATGTTTTCATTACAAAGCCATGTAAATTAAATGCCATTATAATTCCTCCTCACTTGTGCTTGTTATAATCACTTCTGCAAGTTCCTTAAATTTGTTGTCAATGTATGTTTTCGTATCTGCAATGTATTCTAAATCAACAATTGGATAAACATCACTCGCCTCAAACATTACATTTGTCGTTGTAACATACGTTTGAAGCTCCTTGAGTTGTGATAACAACTCTGCAGGTATATCTTCTTCTGTAGGTGTTGCAAGTTGATAGTAAACTGTAATTGGGTTTTTATTGAGCCATGTTTTAAAATCATTTAAAGACGTAATCTCATTATACGAAACGTATATGTTAGTACTTGAAACATAAAAAAGATGGTTATGTGATATTACACCGTCAGTCCATAGATTTGTAAATTTAAACATATTGCTTTTACAATAGGGGTTTATATTTTCTATCGATAGAATAGAATTGCGAAATAGGTACAAATAAACACGACGGGAACCATCAGGAGGACTTAATCTTATATCTTCATCATCACTTCCATCAAAAGTTATTACTCCTATGTTTCTTACAATCTTGCCTCTGTTAAAATCAATGTAATCATATACATCACTTAGCTTATAAAGAGGGTTTTGAAGAGTGTAGTTTAAAAGCGATTGACCTTGATATGGAGTGTACAAATACAAATCATTTTCGTTCCTACAAATCATATAGGGTAAAACTAAATCATTAAAAGTTCCATATCCAGGATATACATATAACGAAAGTTTAATTTTTGCTTTTTCTTTTAATACTAATTTGAAATTATTAGTAGTGATATAGCCAATAATTACATCGTTTTTATATAATACGACTTGATAGCGTGAATTTGATGCGCCTTTTATTCCATTGATATAATATGTTCCTGCTTGCAAAGTATCAGAATATATAAATGTATACCAACTTGAAGCAGTACATTTGCCGTTTACATGAATACCATCGTTCATTAAATTAAATGTAATTCCATAACCAGTTCTAGGATAACTACCATGTGGTTTTAGTAAATTCTTTCCGCTCATTACTCCACTTAACTCATTAACCGCTTTAATTTCTTGTGGATATTCAGGTGAAGGAGAAGGTTTGCCACCAGTATATGGCTCATAATCATCATATGTTACGTTTAAATCTGTTGTAATCATTGGCTTAATAACCAAATTATTTAATACAACGCCTTTAGTTACAACAAAATAAATAAGTGTGTTTAACTTATCTTCAGATGGCGTGTAAGTTGCGCCATTACCAATGTCAAAAAACAATCCCCCGTTAGGCTCGATATGATATAATGTGTCAACACTACCACCTTTAGGGCATCCTACAAACTTATAAGTTATGCCTTTCTTGAAATCAAATACTCCAAGAGCTATATTTGTCCATGAGGTTGCTGTTCCATTTGCAATGATTACTTTATTGTCATTATCATATGTCAAAGTGATACCATTTACAGTTTGTGTTTGTTTGTATATTAATAATAAATTCTTACCAGTAGTTTGAATTTGTTCACTGTTTCCTCTGATAATCATATTGTTCAATCTTCTATTTGAACTATCATTGATTTGAGCATATCCATCTTCGGTAGTTACTTTTTCAATAATACCATTTGCTGTACCGTTGATTGCCAAAGCATCTTGTGAAGCTTGTTCCATGTACTGTTTTGCTAGATCACGTGCATCATTTGTTTTCTTGACATTTTCATCAATAGTGCTCAATCCTTTTTCAATTGCCTCTGCGCTGTTATTAAAAACCGACTTGATTTCGTTCATATCTTTTGCACAAATCTTGTATTCATCATCCTGCCCTTGCGTTTGAAAATCCTTTTTATCCTTATAAGTAATTTTAGGTATTTGCAATGTCGCCAAAATTAATCACCCTCTTTAATGATAGAAGATAAATTCATAAGTTCCTGCATAGTTGGATTGAACTTGCTCACTTCTTCAAGAGAAAGCTTGTCAACTTCAATATCAATATCAAGTGATAATAATTTCAAATAATCTTCATTGTTTACATCTAATGAAATATTTCCTTTATCATCTTTTTTGCCTTTTTCTTTGATAAGCAATTGTACTTGATTATTAAATAATGCATAAGCTTCATCTATCTTCTTTGTATATTTTGCTAACTCCCACTTTAAAGCAATATCACTTTGATGGTTTCCCAAACTTAAAAGAGCTGAATTAACAGCTCCTAAATCTTTATTTTTTAATGTGATCATATTTCTATTCTCCTAAAAGTTCATCTTCGATTTTACGCATTTCAGCAGTAAAGGCATCTTGTTGCTTTCTACATTCTTCAATATCAGCCTTATAAAGCTCTCTATTGATGATTGCTACATTTGTACCACCAATCATATTTCCTGCGTTATCAAAGCCTTGTGACAAGTTCATGATGATTTTACCATCTTCGTTTTTTACTTCACCTTTGTAGTTTCTAGTGTGTTTAATAACTAATTCCATTTTCTTCTAACCTTCTTTCTAACGTGTCTACTTTTGCTGATAATTCTTGAATTGCTTTTGAAAGTAACGGAGTTATCGTATTGTTACATACTTGATACATAACAGAGCCATCATCTTGTTCGATAGGAATGACATATTCATCATCTATTTGTTTAAGTTCTTGTGCGATATATCCACACTTTACATGGCCCTCTTTGTTCGTCCAATCAAAATCAACATGTCTTATTGCATTTACTCTATCTAAAGCATTAATAGAGGTATCAACTATATTTTGTTTCAACCTAGCATCTGAAAGCCATACAGAAATTCCCCATCTCGTGGAGTTAACTGTTGTAATTTCAACGTATTCTCCATTGGAACGAGGAACCCATTTTAACCAGTTTACATAATCTGACATAACACCCTGCCATACAGCATCACTTGTTGAATACATAATAGGCGAGTTTCCAGCAACCATAATAGTAGATAACGATAGCCTTCCACCATATGAGCCTAATGTAGATGCGTTACTTCCGTCTATTTCAATCCCGTATTCATCAATGGATAAGAAGCTATCTTCCTCACCTAGAACTTTAAAATGAATTCCAAGCCCTCCGCTTCCAGTATCTTGAATTCCATCAATATGAATACCTGTTTCATTAAGCTCAAGAGATTGTCCATTTTCAATATTTTTAAAACTGATTGCTGAACCAGTAATCTTTGAACCGACGATATTACCAGTAACTGTCAAGTTTCCTTCATCATCTGTATAGAAAACTTTTTCTTCTGATGCATTAGTAATATCCAAAGCACCATTTTTGATGTGTGCTCCTTTGTTATCTAAAGTGAAACTTGTTGTTGAAATAGCATCATCTTTACTTAATTGCTCATTTACAGCTAAAACAATGTTTTTAGGTTGTAAAGCAATTTCTGTATTATTGACTCTGCTTTCAACAGTTTCAATCTTTTCAATAGCTCCATTGACATTTTTCTCAATAGTTGTTGTCTTTTCTTCTTGATCAACAGCTTTCAAAGATAAAGTGTTAACAGTTGACTCTATTTCAGTATATTTTTCTACCGTTTGATTGACTGTTGCTGTTATCTTGTTCAAAGACTCTTTGTTGTTTGACACGTCTCCTTCAATGGTATCAATACTTCCATTAATACTTGAAATATCACCGTTGATAGTTCCAATACTTTCAGTATTCTTTGAAATATCTCCTTTGGCATCCGTTAAGTCGCTAGAAATATTTGTTACATTTTGAGTAATCGTAGCAACATTTTCTTCTGTATGTGCTGTTCTTATCGTCAAGTTTTCAATAGTTGATACAATTGAGCTGTAGTTATTTTGAGTTTCTATGATTTTAGCTTGGATGCTATCCTCATTTGTAAACACTCTTTCATTCATACTATCCACATTTAAGCCGATAGTATCCATTTCTTTTTTTAAACCTTCAACGTTTGTCGTGATACTGATTGTGTCTTGCTCTTGCTTTTCTACTCTAGCTGTTAATTTTTCAATTGTTGTTTCAATTCCTGCATATTGAGTAATAAGAACTTGAACATTGTCTCTGATAGTACTCATATCGTACTCAAAGCCCGTTGGAGTTGTTCCAAACTCAACTTTAGGATTTGAAGCAACAGCTCTTTCAGCATTGACATCTACAATCATTCGCAAGTTAGAAACATTTACAATATCTTCATCTTCGAGCTTATAATGTGCCCAAATTCTCTTATCAACATTGTTTGTACTTGTCTGTAACAAATATTGAAGATCGTATTGTCCTAAATACCAATATAAAGAATATGTCTTTTTGACATCATTTTTATAAGTAACATCAAATTCAACACCGACTCTGTTTCCTAAACTCAAATATCCATTCAAAACATAAACGGATAGAGAAATAACAATATCCTTACCTTTTAGATAATTTTTAGTAATTCCTAAAGATGGAATGGAATAAGTTGCTCTTTCTAAATCCTCACTTGTTTTAATCAATGAATATTCGCAGTTGTCAAAGATATTTCCACTTCCTGCTTCAATCAAATAAACACTTTGAGTAATCTTTTCTAATTGAGCTGTAATATCTTTGCTAGAAATGACTAATTGTCCGACCTCACTTTTTGTATCATCAATATCTTTTGCTATGATTGTGATTTTGTTGTTTGCTTGGTCTAGTTCAGTTTGTACTCTTTTTATTTTAACTGTTGTATCTGCTCTGTTGGTAACACTTTCAACCGCTTGTGTTTCAAGCTTCCCTTCTGCGTTCATGATATTGTATTCAGCGTTGTAATAATCAATATCAATAGACATCAACATAAAATAGTAAGTATCTTCATCATCATAATACTTAATAATATCTCCTACTGTCGAACCTATGATTTCAGGGGATTTAAGACTCTCCATTGTCATAATAGACAAGCCAATAATATTTGTCGCAATAGCCTTAACTTGTTCTTGTGTCTCAATATACGAGTTGTCAGCCATCAAATAATAAGATTGTCCTTCATCTGTTCCATATTCAAGAACGGTCCCTACTCCATTATCGAATATTACTTTAGAAATAGTAAATTCTTCAATAGTAGCAAATTCTTCTACACCCTCATATTCAGGCAAATCAAACTTCTTTTCTTTTGATAGCCTCTTAAAAACAATGTTTCCTTCTTCATCCGCAAAACAGTTACAAGCTGAAAATTCAGCTATGAACATTAAATAATTTCTAATAGATAATGTGTTGTCTTTCCATCCAACTGGTGTATCTAAAACCTTTTGTGGAACTTCATCATAAATAATAGGACAAGAAATCATTCCACTCATTTCATCTAATTGCCCTTTGATTGTTGAAGGATATTCAATGGCCGAGTTATAAGCAACGTTAGAAAGAATGACATTGTCGTATAGTGTAATTTCTAACTCACTTGTCATTCTTTCAGGCTTTTCATAAATCCTAAAAACACCTAATTTGTTGTCATTGTCGTAAATCTCGAATTCTTGATCTAATATATCGTTAAAAGCATTTGAGCTGTTATCAATACTTAACTTAACTTGTTTAGAAGAAACATTCCCGATAATTGTATTATCTGAAAAAGAAATAGAGCTTTCCATTGCTGTGACATATTCAGCATAATCAATACCATTTGAAAGTATCTTATACATGTTTCTTAAACCTCAATCAAATTAAAAGACAATGTTGTTTTTGTACCACTAACAGTTTCATAATCTTCTGTTGAGCGGTCACTACAATACATTGTCTTTGTAACTCTTTCTCTCTTGTATCTATCGTAGACTTCAACTTGAAACTCTTGAGGGTCAAGCAATCCAAGAACTAAATCCACATAGTCAGCATCCCTATTTTCCATAGAGCACTCAATTTTTAAACAGTTCTTTCTAATTCTATTTCTTTTTAATATTCCAGTTTTCCAACTTCTTGTCGCTTCTGCATCCAAGTCAAAATAAGTATCTTTTTTAGAGGAAAGGCTAATTGTAATACCACTAATTGTAATGTCATGTCTTCTTTCATTCGCCATATTAAGTACCAAATATTACCTTTCCCGTTTTCATCAACGACTCTTTGTTTGCGTTTTGAACTTCCTCCGCAATTTTCTTTTTACCGATATATACTTGAACAACATTGTTTCCATTGTTATTAGACTCTCCCATTGCTTCCTTAACAGCTCTATATACACCACTTTGGATACCTTGAACGATTTGTTCATTGTTCGCTACAGCGGTTTTACCATTTGTGAATTTACCAACTAATTCTCCGTGGTTTGCCATGAACATACCATCTTCTGGGAAACCACCAGTAGCAAAGTGAGGTAATCTCATAGTAATTGTTGAAACAACTCTTGATACAGTGCTTGAAATTGAATTAACAACACTACTCAAACTATTCCAATCTAAAGCTGTATGAACTTTAACATTAGGGTTACAAGCTCTTGCTCTGCTTTCAATTTGACCGATAATTCTTAATGTTTCAGCATCTGTAGCTCCACCGTTTCTAGCCAAAGCATTTGCTAGCTTTTGACAATATTGAAGTCCTGATTTATCACCAGTTTGTTGGAACATATTCAAAGCTTCGTCTAGTTTCATCTTTTGATAAGAATTCAATTTAGACATTTGAATTGATGTTTGACTTGACATGTTGGCCCATTTAGAAGCTTCCAAGTTAGCTATTTTGTTTTTGTTTGAAACATAGTTGTTGTATTCTTCTTGCAATTGAGCTTTTTCAGTTGCATTAAGTTTGACTCCTGCGTCTGTTAATTTAGCTAACATTTCATCATATGTCATACCGTGCTTTTTAGCTTTTGCTACCATATGTTGAATAATAAGATTAGTAGCTTCTTCATTTGATTTAACCTCTTTAGAATTCATATCTGCGTTATTTTTTACATATTCTGAATGTTTGGATGTTAGATCAACAAGCCCTTGTGCCATTGACTTCCATGTTGCTTTAGAGTCATTACCCATCTTTTCGTAGTCTGCAACAATGCTTTTTGCCATATCTTTTACATCACCGCTTGTGGCTTTAACAGCCTTATCGTAGTCGGTGATAGATTTCTTGTTGGTATCAAAAGCTTTTTGTGCACTCTTAACATTTTTTTCAAGTTGGGAGTGTGTAGCGGTTAAATCTCCAATTTGTTGAACTAACTTTTGATATTCTTCTCTTTCACTTTGTGTTTTATTTACACCTTTTTGTGTTAATTCATCAAAGCGTTGTTTCTTTTTATATAGTTTTTCAGTATTGTCAGCTAACTCTCTTTTTGCATTAGATAAAGCAACACTTAAATCTTTTTCTTGTTTTAAAGCTTTGACATAAGCATCATAATGAGCTTCTACTTTGGCTTTCAACTTCATAGACTCAATAGTTTGGTCTAATGCCGACTTTTCATCTTTCCAATTCTTGATAACACCATCTTGAATAGTAATGTTAGTACCAAGTTTTGAGTTGATTTGGTCAATTAAATTTTGTGCTACTTCTTGCGAACCGTTAACCTTACCGTTAGAGTCCACCATTTCATCAAGTTTAGAAATTGCTCTTTCAACAGCATAGTATTCGCTGTCTATAGTAGCAATTTTATCTCTTGTTACTTTTTGATTTTCTTGTGTCTTTTTAGTAACGTTATCCAATTCTTTTTGCTGATCTTTAAGTTTATTGATGTATTCAGCGGTTGCACCAGTTGTACCGTTGTAATCTCTTGTAAGATACATTAAGACACCTGATACAGCAGTAATTCCTACAACCGTCAACCCTAAAGGAGAAGTCAATGCAGATAACCCTTTAGCAAATAAGCCAACAGCACCAGTAGAAGTTGATGCCATATCTCTTAATTTTCCAAAGATAGAAGCTGTGTTGCTCATAGGTGTGCTTCCTGCTGTAAGAGTGGTCCATAAACTAGATAAGATGTTTTTAGCATCTTTAAATGTACTTCCAGTAGATTTAGCGGAAGATGTCAAATCTTTAAATGTATTTACTATCTTACCGCCAAATTTAGTTTCACCAAGCAATGATAGAGTGCCTTTTACAAGTCCTAATTCACTCTTGAAATCCTTAAACACACCTATCCATCCTTTTACCCATACAATTACTTTTGCTCCTTTGTATAAAGTGAACATAGCTGTAAGGGCTGTACATACGAGAGAAACCGCATTTTTGTTTTCTGCAAAAGCTTTTGTAACGTCCGCAAGTAAACCTACAAGACTACCAAATAAGCCTAAAATCTTACCTAAAACCTTACCTAATGTCGGTGCAATATCATCTGCAAACCATTTAAGAATAGGCTTAACAAAGTTATCATTAATAGATGTTCCTAAATCAATGATTGCATTAGCTAATCTAATGAGTTGTTCAAATAAAACATTTCCTCCGTTATCCCAAATTCCTTTAAATAATTTAGAGATACCATCAAAGGCAATCGCAAGATCATCTAAAAGAGAAAAGAATAATGAACTTACCGACTCAACACTTTCAGGCAATCGTTTTAAAACAATGCCGAAAGCATCTTCTACGATTGAACCAAAATTAGAAAATCCGCTTTGAAACCTAGAAAGAATTGACTCACCGTATTTATTCCAAGAAAATTCCATAGGCTTAAAGATATTTTCGTTTACATACCCACCTACGATTTTTCCCCACTCAATTAATCTATCCCGAATATCGTTAGCTTTCATTCTAACTTTGTCGAGCATATCGTCATATTCACCGATAGCCTTTAAAAGTCTAGGGTCAACACCTGCACTTCCTAAACCTCCACTATCGCTTGAACTACCATTTCCACTTGAACTTTCACTTGTAGAAGTAATGACATTTAATTCATCAAGTCCTGATAATTGCTCTTTGATTTCTTTTGTTTTCTTTTTAGTATCATCCAACTTATCATTGACATCACTAACACTATCCCCTACACCATCTATTGAGTCGGCAGAGTCTCCAAAAGCTTGGTCAAAATAAGTTTGTCCGCTACTTGCATAATCTTCTACGCTATAGCCTAAAAATAAAGCAAGCCATTTAACAGCTTCTTTAATAGCCATAATAAAACCATTGATATAAGGAAGAACCTTACCAATAGTTCCATAGAATACAGAGCCTAACCAACGACCTACTTCTTGAATTTGTTCTTGAAGTACCCTTAATTGGTTGGCAGGACTCTCAATTGTTCTTGCAAAATCTCCAAATGCACTAGAGTTAGCCATTTGTTGTTGCAATGAATATATAATTAATAATCTTTTTTCAATTTCACTTAAATCACTTACTTCTTTATCGTAGATACCTGCTTGTTGTAAATAATCGCTCAATACATTTTGAGTAATATCGTAACCGCTCGTACTACGAATAGGTCTAACTTGTCTTGATAATGCACTTTGGAACTTTTGAGCACTATTCTCCATTTCAACGTTGTAAAGAGAAGCATAGTCAATAGACATCAATGTTAATGTCTCGCTTAATTTCTCTGTAACGTCATTGCTCATACCACCTAATGCACTCAACATATTTTTGTATGTTGCTTGATAATTCATCATAGATGTCTGAGCTGTTCCGAAAGCTTCGGACAATTTATCTTGGAAAGTCATTGCTTGACTTGTTAAATCGCCCATTGCATTAGCGAATAGGTTGACTGTTTCAGTATAATCAACCGATTTTTCAATAATGCCACCAATCCCTTGCATGACTGGTTTTAATGTATTAAACATGAAATACATTTTTCCTAGGTCAAAACCTTTATGTAAACCGTTTGTAGCTTCTTTTATTTGTTTTGACAAACCGCCCATGCTTGAACTAGCTCTTTTTGCATCACTAGACAAGTTTTTGATTTTAGAAGTGTTTACTTTGGATAATGATCTGTTAATACTTGAACTATCAACACCAAGCTTTTTCATACTCTTTTGAGTTTCTTTTAATTTTTTGTTCAAAAGATTTGCACTTTGTATTGCTTTGTCAATCTTTGTTGAAATAACAACACCAATATCCGTTTGATTGTCCATAAATACACCTCCTTATAAAAAAAGAGATAACAAAAAAAGAGATAGTTAGAATTACACCCAATAATTCAATCTATCTCTGTATCTTTTTTCTCTCTCTTCTTCTGTTATTTCATGTTTTTCTTTCTCCTTCATCCTATCTAAATTCATAAAATCTATAGGCTTATTTCTATAAGGTATTGTGTCTATGTCCTTTGGTTTGAAACCACTAAATCCGTTGTGGCAAAGAACGGGCATAATTGTTGTTGAGACTTCATAAAGGGCATCTAGGATATATTTACCCTCTATCCACTTTTCTCTGCTCAAACGATTAAAATAAGCTTTTTGATATGCTTTGAAATATTCTTCATCATAAAACCAAAACATATCAACGCTCATTCCATATTCTAAAGCAAGAGGAAGAAATTCCATCAAATAGTATTCTTCCTCTGTCGAGTATTTTTTTCTTACTTCAAATTCTTTTAGTTCATTTTGGATTTCTTCGAGTTTTTCTTCGAGGGTGAGGTTTCTTTCTTTTTGAATTTTGCTTCCGCCTTCGTCATTTCCTCGAATACTGAAAAAGCTTTTTGCTTCGCTTCCTCCAACATTTCAAATACTTTTAAATCACCCATTTTTTCTTCCATGTCGTAGATAATGTCGTCAAATAATTCTCTAGATAAATTGCCTTTGAATTTTCTAGTATTTTTCAAGATCACATACATAGTATCTAACGTTGTTAATTCAGCATTATCTAAAACGATAGACATAGCTTGGGTTTTGTCTGCTACTTCTGTTAGTTTTTGTTCTAAAAGAGAAGCCAATTCTGTTTTTTCTTCGCTTTCAGGCATTACATCAATTTTAGCACCTTCAATTTCTAAATTTTTAATGTCTGTCATTAATTCTAGATAATCACCTGCACTAAAATCTTTAACACCTTTCATTTGTAAATCTTTTAATTCTGCTCTAGCTTTATTTGTAGTTTCAAAAACATAGTTTTCACCGTTATATTCATATTCAAATAACTTCATAATTCATATCCTCCAATTCTAATACTAAAAAAGACTACTTAACAATTACTAAAATTGTTGTAGTCCATGGTGCGTATTCTTCTTTAGACGCTTCTAATTCAACAATACAGCTACCTTTAGCAACTGGTGTAATAACTAAATTGCCACCAGTACAAGTAACTGTTGCAACACTAGGAGTTAAAGAAGTAGCTTTCACTGTACCATCAGCAGGAATTAACTCAACTGTTGCCTTGAAAGTTTTGTCTTTACTAGCGCTATTTAAATAAACAACACTTTCGATTTCCGAACTAAAATGACATGTAGGTTGAATTAAATCGTAACAGTTTTCAATAAATCCCTCAAATGATTTTGGAACAATTTTCATTGTTGCTTTTTCAGGGTTATCACTTGTAGAGTCTTGTGAAGTAATTGAAACTGTACCAGTAAATCTTTCTGCTGAATAATCAGGAGACACTTTTAAGAATTCTAAAGTCTTACCTTCAAGAGCTTTGATACGTCTCATATTGTCTCGATGGTTATATACATCAACTTCTTTTTCATCTAATGTAACTTTACCGTTGATTTTACCTTTAGTTGTTGATGTAGTGACATCAAATTCAATACTTTCAGGGTTGCTTGCAATAGAAGGTACTGTTTCTAAAGGTAATAATAAAGAAAACTTACCGCTTCCATTTTTATAATATAAAGCACTACCAATACCCGTAATAACACGACTATCGCCAAATTCTTCATATAATTGCATTGTACTTCCTCCTTTTTTAATAGATCATATTTTTTGTTCTGTTAATTTTTACTGTATATCGCATAACAATTCGATATACGTTTTTATCCACGTTCGGTGTTGGCGAGTCGTATGTTCTTTTTAAACCGCACATGACACCCATATATTCATTGACTAACTTATGCAATTCATTTGCTACAATCATCGCATCCACCATTTCTCCATCAAATTCAAGGTTTATCGTACTAATTTCAACAGTTAGAGATAACATGTCGATTTGTTCATAAAATCCTAAATTTGCAATATTTGTATTATTTGATACAGACAATACAACAAGTGGGAAAATGGACTCCTTCGCTTTTTTTGAAATATATGGTGCATAAATACTTTTGCTACTAACATATGATTTTAAGCCTTGAAACAACTTTTCAAAGTAACCATCCATTATTTAAGCACCTCCCCCATAACATCATTAAAAGCTTTATCCCAAATTGTTTTATATGTTCCTGCACTCCAATAAACGTCTATTGCATTTTGCATAAAGAAATGTGGTTTTGTCCCGTGTGTAAACCTCAACACACCGTCCTTGTCTTTGAATAGCCAACCGCCTTGTCTTCCATCACCTTTACTAGCAAATTCACCAGTTCCAAACTCTACGTAACAAGCATACATGGCATGGTTGATAAGCTCTCCGTAGAAATTTGACCATTGCTTTGTAAAGCTATGTTTCAACGTTCCCGTTACTTGATACCATTCACTTGAACCAGTAGTATTATCAATATTTTCTTTTGCTAGGTTTTCTAAAAAATCAAGAGAATATTGAATAAATGTTTTGCTTACTAAAGGCAATCTTTTTGAATACTCTTGTAGCACATCCATGACGTGCTGTATTCCTTGTTGACTTAATTCAACGTTGATTTGATACTTCATAGTGATTAGGCTTGTTTAGGAGTTTTAGGAGTTTTTTCTACATCTTCTTTTTCGTCTAAAATCTCCCATTCTTTAGTGGATAAATAATCAGCTACAATTTTATCTTCAACATCTTTTACAACTTTCGTTTTAATATTTCTTAATTTCATATTTATTCACTACCTTTCGATATTTTTTGAAAATAAATACATATCTTTTTGTTTTGATTTCTAACCGAGTCTATCAAGTAGTTAGCTTTGCTACCATATGTCTTTTCACCTTCGGGAGTAACTCCATCTAAATAAACTCTGTCTCCTTCATGAAAAACATTGTTAAATATTCTTTTGCTTAAAAACGTCTTGTATGTCTTTGTAACTTTCTCTCCATAAGCTGTTACATCACTGTAGCCATCTAAAGGAGAAACACAACAAAACAACTTTTTAGGCTCTAAATATTTTTTATTTCCGTAATCATCTAACTTACTTTCGGTATCTTTTTGAGCAATATAGACAACATCATCAAATGATCTTTTAGTTTGGTTAAAACTGTCTCTCATTTTGGATAACCAACCATAGGAAATAACTCTAACACTAAGGCTCTTGAAAGATTTTCACGTTGAAATGTATATCTTATATTGCCTTCTTGATACTCTTTAATGCCTATCATTCCATCATCTGTACGTTGGATGGTTTCAACGCAAGCTCTCTTTATCCAGTTTGCATCAACCTTGGTAAATGTTTCTAATTCAAGTTGGTTAGATAATCGTTTGAACATTGATATACAATCTTCTACAGCATCCTCTAATTCCTCGTTAGATTTATCATCCTCGCTGTATTTGATACGGAGTTTTTCAACAACGTAAGATATTACATCTTCTTCCGTCATAATGAATACCTCCTTTTATTCTTTTTTTGTTCTGTTAGGGATAGTAGAAATCGTTTTGTTTGTCTTTTTAACGACCTTTTGATTTTCTTCATCCCATGTATCTACTAAAAAGATGCCTAATCTTCTTTTGATTTCATCTTCTGTATAGATACAGTTAAATTCCACTTCTTCTTTAAATCTAACTGGATTGTTAAAATCAACGGTAACTTTATCGGCACTTAATGAACAAGCAAAAACCTTACTGCCATTTGTATAGTAAGGTTTTTCTTTTACTAGTATGTATGCCATAGATAAAATTATCCGTTTGAAATGATTTCAGCAATACGAATATTGCGGTGGTTGAATTTTAATTCCCAGTTAGATGCTGTTGCTAATTCTTCTCTTGTTGGAGACTCTGTTGCAATGTTATCTGCTTTGATTGAGAAACCGTTTGGATGGAATACTCTAGCTTGTTTAGTGTAAAGCTTATCAATACCACCATCAGTTTCAGGGTCATAATCAGGATAATATGGTCTATCCACTGTTTTTGTAGCTGTTAAGATAACACCTCTACCTAACATATATGAATGATATTTAGGGAAGTTGGGTGTTGTACTGTCAACAGTTCCGTCGTCAGTTTCTAAAATGATCATATTACCGATACATTTTAATTCAATTTCTCCAACGGCTCCCGCAACAGTGAATTTACGATATTCAGCAATGTTTAATTTTAATAAACGAGTTGCGATAACTGAATGGCAAATAAATAAAGAGAATTCTTTCCTTTTATCTCCTAAAGCTTTTTGCCCTGCATCTACAGGTGTTTCTAAAGAAATTTTATTTGCATCTGTGATTGAACCGCTAGCTACTGATAAATCAGTAATATGTGATTTCATTTCAGTTACTCCTAAAACACCTTTAATGACTGCTAATAAATCTTGTTGCCATTGGAAAGTCCAATAAGGTACAACTAAATGATCTGCTAAATTTTGTAATGGTGATTTACCACTTAAATAGCGAACAAATGTATTTTCTTTCCAAGCTTTTTGTCTACCAATAGCCATAAACATTTGCTTACTATTTTTTAATTCACTAGGGACGTTGTTTGTTTTACCGTCATAGTTTAAAGCGTCTCCTTCTTCATCCACTGGTAAGAAGAATGGAGTTGTTCCTACATTCCCGTCACTCCCTAACGCTTTTTTAATAATTGGGTCTTCTACTAAAATACCTGATTGAATAATCGCTGTATTTAAACATGATTGTTCTTGCATATATCCCGCAAAAATATTGGGATCAAATACTACACCGTTAAAAACACCTTCTCTTGGCATATTTATTTCCTCCTATCGTTTATTGGCTGTTCGATAAGACTGCGTATAATTGTGGGTTAGAAATTTTTAATTGAATTCTTTCGTCGATTGTCATTTTTTTGTAATCTTCTACACTAGGGACTTTAGTTGTAGTGTTATCTCCTTGTTGTGGTCGAGGAGTAGCACCTAACTTAACAGTTTCTAATTCCTTGCTAGTCGCACTTGTGACAGACTCAACCAATTTGACAATAGACTCTACAATTGTTTCTGTGTCATTTGAAACTAGAGCTTCTGCTAAACCTTCTACAAGTTCATCACTTGCTTTTGTCTTGCTTAATTTGCTGATAGCTTTAGATTTAGAATTTTCTTTTCTCAATGCTTCTAACTCTTTTTTGTTATCTTCATATTCAGCTCTTTGTCTTTCTTCTTCTGACATTTTTTCACGTTCTTTAGCTTTCGCTTCTCTTTTGAACTTTGCTAACTCACTTGCAAGCTTATCGTATTCAGCTTTTGAAATTGTTTTTTCTTCTGTTGGCTGTGGGTTGGATATTGGATTATTTGTTCCTCCTTCTGTTGGATTGCTACCTTCATTAGTTGGATTTTCTCCATTAGCAGGAGTTCCACCTTCTCCTCCTTCGCCACTTGCTCCGCCTTCTGTTGGAGCGTATAAAGTTCTTAAAAATTCTGTATTCATAAATATTCTCCTTGCGCTTGTTAAGTAGGCATCTCCGCCCCGTGTATGGCTTGTGTTCTCTCACAATCTGCGTTTTAGTGTCTTCTCTGACATATAAAAAAGACACCTGCTATGAAGTGTCTTTTTCGTCTTGTTTTGGTTTGTTTTCTAAATCATCTTGGTTATTTTGTTTATCATCCTTGTTAGGGTTACTTTGTTTTTGTTGCATCATTTCAAGACTTCTTTGTTGAGCTTTTTTAACTTCATCTTCCCATGCATGAGCAACCTCGTGAGGGTCGCCTACAAGTCCAACGATATTTAAAGCAACTTCTTTGGGAACGTTCATTTGAATTAATTGAGTTAAAGCTTGAACCTTAACAAGAAGATTATCGTTTTTAGTTCTACTGAAATTAATTTCAATGTCACTTGCGTAAATGTCATTTATTTCGCATTGTGGATGTTTTGAGCAAATGTTGATAACTATTTCAAGCATTTCTCTTTCCGAGTCTTTAAGAAGAATCTCGTCTTGTTTAGCGACAATATCAGCTCTCGCCCAACCTCCACCAAGCAATCTTGCTTCTCCTGTGTCTCCACCCGAGGTAGTTTGAGTATTTGCTTGTGGAACGCCGACCAATGCATAAGCAACTTTAACCAACGCTTCGTACTTTGTGTTGACATCCGCATTGTTTAATAAGTTAGTTAGATATTTTGCATCAGCAGGTCTGCTTGGGTCGATTGTATTAAGAGACATTGCTCCGTTTTGGTCTACTTCTTTCTTTGCTTTTTTATCAATGTTTTGGTTGTAGACAACTAAAATTGAATTTACAAAGTCAACAACGTTATCAACACTGTTTGAAGAAATCGTATTGACCGCATCACATAGCGACTCTACTCTTTCAACAATTCCCATTCTCACCTTGTTAATTCTCCATTCAACGAATGGGCAAATTCCTATGTAATGTCTTATTTTTTTAACAAAATGTCCCGAGTCAAAATAAAATCCAGTAGCATTTCCACCGATATAAAACTCATAGGCCCACATATGATCGTAAATCATCAATTGATAAATAACGTTGTTTGGATCTGTAGAGTCTATCGTTGTGATAATTCCGCCGAACAGTTTTTCTTTCGTAAAATTACTTGAATAAACAATAAACGAATTACAATACTCAAGATTGTATATATCGAATGGTGCGTCTCTTGAAATATCGTAGTCAATACCTAACGGTTTAGGTAAAACGATACGATTTCCACTTCCTGCGACATAAACATCTTGTGCAATTTCAACATTTTTAGATGATTTGTTTTGACTTTTCATGTATCTATTGATGATTGTAATATCGTCTGTGCACATTGTATCGTCTGCGCATGAATATTTAACATCATCCCCGTACATATACCCTTTTTTGAATTCAACCATTGAAAAGGGATGGCCTTCTTCTACGATTGCATTCATTTTTTCGCTTGCATCATCAACAAATTGCCTTTCTTTTTGCCAAATATTGGAATTTCCTCGATAAACCATATCTAAATGCATATAGTCGGCAACATTTGATGCATGCATCCTCATGATATAAGGCAAATATGCGCTTATGACATTCTCATTCAAAGAATATTTAGAAACTGGAATTCTAATAACAATTCTACCGAAACGATAATTGCCTTTTTTAAACATTGAGGTTTCATTTTTTGTCTCCATATTTACCTCCTATCAAAAATTAACTCTTTTAAAGCTTCCAACAGTTGGAAATTTCAATCTATTGTTTATAAATTCCATACATAAAAGCACGATACTATCAATCGCATCATCAAATTTGTTTGGATAATTAAAAGAATATGAAGTGATTGACTCCATAGCTTCACCCATTTGCGTGATTGGACTGAATAAATTCTGTGCAGGATAAACAATGCTATTTCTAACCGTGGATTGATAATCTTTAATTCTCTGCTCTTTATTTTGAGTAGAATATTTTTCTACGATATTGCAACCGTAGTAACCTTTTTTGTGTAACCTCTCCTCTAAAACAGTTTTAAGAGAGGTGTCTGTATTGTTTTCTACAACGAGTTGGTTTAATTGATGCTTGATGATCATATCGACAATAGGGTCGTATAAATCATCCATTCCTTTCTTCTGATACAAGAAATCGACCAAATAAAAGATATTATCCATTGAGTCCTCTCTTGGATAACCGTAGACAATAGGCATTGAAACATAGTTCTTACCACGTCTTGCAGGGTCAAGAGCACCGTATCTAATATCTGAACGTTTTTTAACCTTCTCTTTGTATGTCTGTAATACCGAATAGTTGAATTCCAACCCGTCAGGAGCAATAGGGTCTTGCATATAAACCGCTTGCCATAGGAATTTAGACATGAATTTTCGTTTGTTCTTCAATGACTCGGAAGAAAAACGTTTAGGACATGTCGAATTGTCGTATTTGTCAAGAGCAGGTATTCCAATAAACACACTCTTTCCATCTTTCGTCAATTCGGTAAATCTATGCTTATGGTCAGCAATCAAATCTTCTGCACCACTTGAAGCTCTGTCGTACATGACATTCAATAAATCCGTATTCGCCCACATAGTACCTAGCAACAATGTTTTTTGGTTGTCGTCGTCAGCACGTGAAGACCAGTCGGAGTCGTATCTATCTACGAGTTGATTGTGAAGGGTCACGTTTGTGCTTTCAACTTCTCCTTTTAGCAAGTCGTCAATAACAACAAGTTTTGCACGTTTTCCAGTCGCTTGACCGTCCCTTGTAACAGCGAATAGATTGAATTCGTCCTCACAATCACATAAACAAAACGAATGGTTGTCGTCTTTTTTGAAGACGTATTTTCCTTTATGTAATACATTGGGATCGTCATATCTTGGAAATATTTCCTTGTATGCTTGTGAATTCATAATAGTTTTTGTTTGGGCTGTTGTGATTTTAACCAAGTCGTCCGAGAATGTAATTCTTAAAGCACTCAAATTAGGATTGTTCCCAAAGGCATTTGCTAGAAGCAAGTTGCCCATATACGATTTACCAAGTCCGGGCATGCACGATACACGCATTAGATTTAAAGTATCGCTGACAATAAACTGGTCAGCATAATAAAAAACTGGCTCTACCGTCTCCATTGTCTTGTCCCAAATCTTCTTTTTCTTGTAACTTTCTATGTACAAGGCAAAGTTCTTTAGAATTCTTCTTGCAGACAAAGCAAAGAATTTCTTTCTTATGCCAAACAGATTGTTAGCAACCTTTAAGCTGTGCCGATTATTCCCTTGTCAAGTTTAGGAAGAACCTCCTCGTCTATTAACTGGCAGATGCGATACTCATGTTTGGTTAAATTCATTTCCTCGCAATATTCGTAATGCTGTAGCATTGCATCGTATAGATTTTTAGCAATCTTTAACATCTGAATTGAAGTGGAAGCTCCCGTATTTCGTAAAGCAATCTTGTAATCGTTGATTACTTTAGACATGTTTTCAGCCATATATATTTAGATGTCTCCTAAAATGTAGGCCCGTTTTCTTCTTGATTTCCAACTTCATAATCACTTTGGAAAGGCGATTTTTCTTTGATTGTGCATCCAATAGTCGTAAGCTTGTTTTTGTTTTGAATATACAAAATCTTGTCGACAGTAACACAATCCCCTGCTCTTAAATCTATCTCGCAACCGAATATCTGTAGATAAACAAATCCGTAGATCGGTCTCCTTAATTGTGAGAAATTGACGTCATGAACTTGGAATTGTTGGAACTCTCCAAATTTAGGCCTTATCCCAACGGCTTTTTCTTGATATTTCTCGGGTTGATTTTTGTAATCTTTGTAGGGCTTTAAAGCCCATGGTCTACCGTCTAAATGTAGCATTTTCTCAACCTCCTTGTTTTTTTGCATAAATAAAAAAAGCTAGGAAATAAAAAGACATAAACTTTTTAAATCCTAGCTTGTAAATAATAGAGTAAGGGGTGGAAGATGAAGGACTCGAACCTCCGCAATTGCCAACACCAATATGCTTCCGATTATCTTCCAAGTTGATTAGTTTGAAAAGACAACAAACATCCACTAATCAAATGTTTCTTGACTGTATTATGAATACTACGCTTTTTTGTACAATTTATAGTTTTCAAGAAGGAAATTATAACAAATGAAACCAGTCGAATTCATATGGAAATGTTAATACAGCCACTTTAAGGTCATGATATAATTCTTTATTAGGTTTTTAACTTTTTCTAGATTTTTTTAACTTTTTGAGCTTGACAACCACGTTCTGTGTTTTTGACATCAAATTCTACTTGATCTCCTGCACTTAAAGTTTTATATCCTTCACCCTCGATTTGAGTGTAATGTACAAAGATGTCGTTTCCTTCACCTTCAGGAATAATAAAACCAAACCCTTTTGTATTGTCAAAGTTTTTAACAGTTCCTCGCATTGAATTTTCCTCCTATCTTTAAAATTTTATTTTGGTAATGTGAATAGATTTTGGCGCACATTGCAGGATTTGAACCTGCGCTAGATTTAACATCTACTAACTGTTTAGCAAACAGTCCCCTTAAACCTCTTGGGTAAATGTGCAGATGAGGGAACGTTTTGTTCCCTTAGTTGTTTTACGTCAACTATCTTCCTTTTTTTGAAATGTTATGCATGTAAAGTATTTAGCGACACTAATTCAGCTATTTTCACCACCACCATTGCTGTGTTTAGTGTTCAACCTTCTGGTCATTGTACTCGGTGCTTTTACAAGCTTTAGGCTTGATGGACTTATGATTTAATAAGAAGCTAAAGAATGGCTTTGCAAATTTGTAAATAAAAAAGCACCCACAACGGGCGCTAAAGAAGGGAGAAAACCCTTTTGAGTGCTATTTCACTTACATACATGAGTTTACGCTCGATTTGTCAAGTTGTCAAGACAACCTAGCAAAAATAAAAATATATAATTTATACTGTGTTTTTAAAAATAAAAAGGCTCTATGATTTGAAAATTTTTTGTGTGTAGGATGGTGGAGTAACTAACCCCCGTACCGATCTCGGCAAAATAGGGAGGGGTGGCTATGCATAAAAAGTATAGTGTTTTTCTAGCTCTAAAGTGTCAACCAAAACGAACGTTTTTATTTACATTGTCATTTTTAGTCCCTCAATAGCCCCTATATTGTACTATTAACACGTGATGTTATATACATATTATTCTATTCTATATGGCTTTTAATCTGTCCTTATACTTCTTCTTGGTGCTCTTCTTTTCTCTCTGTTCCCCTTAAGTTATATTACTTCTATTATTAAAGTATTAATATAAGAAAAACATTTAATACCCCCTATTAATATATATACCCCTATAAAAACAATAACCTTATACTTAATACATACTTATATATTAAGTATTAGTATTAATAATTAAGTATTAGTATTAAGTATTATAGTAGTATTAAATATAAAGGTTATAATATAGATAGTTACTTAAATATATAAAAGTGAGGGAAAGAAAAAAAGAACAGGAATACACAGGGCACAGGGATATACAAAGCAATTAAAACAAAAGACTTTTTATGTTGCTTATTATTGTTCCTGCGTTCGTTGGATCAAGCACATCAAGAACAAATATACAAAGCTCTTGCCCTGCTCCCTTGCTCATGGTTATATACCTGCATCCCTCTAGCCCTGCTATATACCTCTATATGCTCTTATATTCGCTTATACGAGGCCTTTATATGCTCCGTGGTTAATTATGTTTATATGCGTAAATAGCATAACATATACTTAAATAGCTTATATTTTCGATTGTGTGCACGTTTTATATATTCTAGGTTAATTATTCCAGTTATAGCAAAAGTCTTTTATACGGGCTTATATTCGCATTCCTTTAATTTTAAGCACTTATATATTAATACGTATTATGTATTTAAGTATTAAAGTATTAAGAATAATAAACGGGTATTAAATATCTATAAACAAAAAACTAGGCTCTTTATATTTGAACCTAGTTTATTATTATTTATTCATGTTTATTCTATTTGTACATGCCTGCTAAGCTCATGAATAAACACCACATAGCTCTAATAGGCAATACAACGATATAAAAGAAAATTTTAAATAATGTCCACATAATTCTTAAACCCTCATTCTTTCTATTTTTTTGAAAAGCTCATTTTCTTTTTCTTCTTTCTTAAAAGAATTATAACATTCTTTTTTGATGTTATATACACCAATCAAAACAAATTTAAAAAAAAGAATAACCACAAGCAAAACTAACAACACATTATTATTCATTTTCGCCCTCTTCTTCCGTTTCCCTATTTTTCGTACCAATAGCGATATAATTGCCCATCATATTCGACTTCGTAAAAACCTTGTTTATGGTCCTCACTTGATACTATTTGATTTTCTATTGCATCCCTAGCCCCAAGGCTAGCCCCTGCAAGGAATGACCCCGCAAGAGCTAAAACAACTAAAACCGCTAAAAATACTTTTTTCATATCTCCGTTCCTCCTATTATCTATTAGCCCAATAACCAACGGTTATTATCTTGTCACTATATCGCTTATAATATGTTTTAAGCCTTTTGATAAATGCGTTGTTTAATTCTTCAAGGCATTTAATAAATTCGTTATTTTCTTGTTCATCTAAAAAATAAAGATCATCCATTTTATCAAAATCATAATAAAGTCTATAGCTTTTGTGGTTAGGTTCGTCGGGAAAAGTTTGTTTTTTAGATACCCCGATAGCGTGGAGCAAATTCCCAACACAAAAACCATTTTTTTGATAGTTTTCATTTTCTTCCTTCCATTTTTCAAAACGATCACAACCGCTCATAAATAAATTATATTCAATAAACGAATTAAGCGCCGTTGATGGTGCGGGTGTTTCGTCATTGTAGTATAATTTCCTTTTGATGCTTGGCTTATCAATTTCAATAAAATCGTCGTTATTAAGTACGATAATGTCATAGTTATTAACATACTCTTTCACGCTATAAAAATGATGCCCTTTCATTTGATTTTTAAAAAATTCTGTTTTTTCTACTTTGTTCAATAATCTAGCCATTTTTTCTCCTCCTAATAAAATTATTAAATTATTCAACCGCTTCTAGTTCTTCCATGTCGCTATAAATAACTGCGCCTTTAAGCAATTCATCAAATATAAGCCCTATAATTTTCTTTTCATAAAGCTCTCTGTTTTCTTCTTTAAAACCTTCTAAAGTCCCGAACACTTTAAGACACACTTTTTTTATTCCTTTATCATCTAGAAAAATATCGCTAGTGTCTAAAATACTCGGTAAACCTTGCGCCCAATCATAGAAATTATATTTATTGACTTCTCCAGGGTTTAATTTAGCCCCTAATTTTTCACACATGAACGCGTCCATTACATAGCTACAAATAGCGTAATAATTTTTTTTGCTTTTTGTTGGTGCTCCTTCTTCTATACATAATTTCTTAAAATCCATCTTTTAATTGTTAACATATTTATATCCTCCTTTTGGCTTGTCGCCTGTTCCTCTCTTTCTGTTAAATGTTGATTGTATCACCGTTGTTATAAACGGTTATTGTTCTTATTTTTCTTTCTTTGTTATAAGTTCCTGCAAACTCCCAACCGTCAAAACCTAGCTTAATAGCTATATAAGTAAGTTCGCCAGCGGTTAACATTTCATCACCTTTATAAAGGTCTTTAACTTTGCTTAATTTGACATTTTCACCGCCCAACTCTTTAAAAATGCCCTTTGTATTTGTTTTGTCATATGGAGCATTAGCGATAATATTTAAAAGCTCCTTATATGTGTATTCTATTGTGTAGACTGTCTTTACTTCTACTTTTCTAATTTTTGCCATTTCTCTTGTCCTCCGTTCCTCTTGACACCCATATAGTACACCCACGTTATTTACTTTTCAATACTTTTCTGTAATTTTTTTGAATGTACTGGTAAATATTAAATTATCATTTTTATTCATTTTCTATTGACTTTATAAAATGACTATGTTATATATAAAGAGAACAAAGAATTAACTCTAAAGGGGTGTGTATGGGGGTATGTCTAGGTACGCATCTGTTTTAGGGGGCGAGGGGTTGAAAAAAATGTTAAAGAATAAAATTCAGTTTTTGCTAGGCTATAAGAATGTCAGACAAAATTCATTGCAAGATGTTTTAGGAATGTCTTCTAAACAAGCGTTGAGCAATAAAATAAGAAGCGGGTTTATAACCGCTGATGAATTGATTAAGATTTGTGATTATCTTGATCTAGAAATTGTTATTAGAGACAAAGGCAAGAATAAAGTTGTCATTAAATTGGATACTGATGATATAACAGATGTCGATTAATCACATCACATTCAACACATATCACAAGATTAGATATAAAAGCTCGTAGAGAAGTGTTTTAAGAAAGGTTAAGACTTATTCAAAAATATTGTAAACAGTGCTTCATGAACAAATAGAAGCGTTCTCGATATATGACGGTAAATATCGAAACTAAACAATTCATTCAAGGAGGAATAAACAATGAATTACGCATACATGAGAATTAGTACAAACAAACAACATACGGATAGACAAGAGTACATTTTGAAAGATTATTTTGAAAAGAATAACATTCATATTGATGCATGGTTTGTAGATGTTATTACTGGTAAGACTTTTGATAGACCCGAATTTTCAAAATTAAAAGACACTGTCAAAAGTGGAGAAGATACCGTGTACTTTACCGAAGTTGATAGATTAGGTCGTGATTGGGACGGAATTAAAAGAGAATACAAATGGTTTGAAGATAACGTTGTTAATGTCATTATTTTAGAAGTCCCTGCTCTATCTATGTCAATCTACAAAGAAAACGGAACAGTTGACTTAAATATCAAGTTAATTAAATCAATCGTTTTAGATACTTATTGCTTTGCATCTCAAAATGAAAGAGAAAAACTTTCACGAAGAACAAAGGATGCGCTTCAAGCTAAAAAAGAACAAGGTGTCAAACTTGGTAGACCTGCAACAAAAAAAGCGCAAGAAGTTATTGATCTAATTGTTAAAATGGCAAAGGAAGGCTATTCAACGAGAGAAATTCAATTCAAAACAGGTAAATCTAGACAATATGTCTGCAAGATCAAGAAGCAATATGCATAAGAAAAGGACTCCTAAATTTTAAGGAGTCCCCTTTTTTTGTGAAATTAATGGTTGACTTTATGTGTACACATTTTTATAATATATGGTGTACACAGTAAGTAAGGAGGTGTGATGCTATGAGTCCACGTACTGGGCGACCTAAAATTGACAACCCTAAAAGAAATCAAACAAAGATACGAACTACTGACGAGGAATTGGAAAAAATTGAGTATTGTGCTAAAAAGTTAGGAATATCAAAAACAGAAGTAATTCTAAAGGGTGTTGATATGGTTTATACTGAATTAATTGGGAAAGAAAAATAGTGAGTCATTGTCCGCTAAAACATCACTCACTATTGCCCACATCTTGGCATAATTATTGTACTACATTATGCCGAGAATTTCAATTTTTAAAGAGAAAGAGGTAAATAAAAATGGCACGAGTTAATGTAGAAAAAACAATCAAGAAAATATCAGGTAAAATAAATCCGTTTTATGATCTATACACGGACCAAATGTATGAGATAAACAATATGTCTAATGACAGAGGAGAATTAATCGGTAACGCATTTATACTAGGCTATATGCAAGGTGTTAAGGCACAAAAGAAAGGTCGTGCTTTCAAATGAGCAACCAATTAATAAACGTATCACCCGTTGAAACAATTGACAGTAGAGAAGTTGCTGAAATGGTTGGCATTCAACACAAAGATTTATTAAAAAAGATAAGAAATTATCAACAAATTTTAGAAAGCGCAAAATTGCGCTCTCAAGATTTCTTTGTTCCAAGCAGTTATAAGGTTGAAAATAATAATAAAACGTATGATTGCTACCTACTAACCAAGAAAGGTTGTGAAATGGTAGCAAACAAATTAACTGGTGAAAAAGGTGTAATCTTTACCGCTAAATATGTTAATCGTTTTGAAGAAATGGAAAATCATATCAAACAACAAATACCCGCCCTTCCTAGCAACTATCTTGAAGCACTTGAAAGATTAGTTGATGAAGTTAAGATGAATGAACAACTGGTTTTAGAAAATAGGCAATTAAGATTTAAACTTGAAGGTAAAGAAGTTAAACAAGTTGAGGATGAAAGATTATACACCGTTGACGAAATAGCAAGAACACATCATATGACCGCTAGAGAGTTGAATAAATTCCTAAATGTCACGGGTGTTCAATATACTCGTAAAGGTAGATGGTATCTCTACAGCAAGTATAGTAAGAAAGGCCTTACCCAAGGTTCAGCCAGTTGGTTAAGATGGACCGAAAAAGGTAAAAACTTCATTGAAGAGCTTTTATCAAAATACTAATAAAAACAAAAGGCTGTGATTTAATTTCACAACCTTTTTTATTTTGATTTTTTACCGTGAGGGTATGTCCCACCTACTAACTGTTTGTTGAGTCCCATTCCCTCTAATTCAGCTATCAACTGTTCTTTGGATTTAAGCTCTGTGCTCTTTCCACCTGAGCTTAATTGTTCTTTTTGAGTTATCAACGAATGACCATGCTCTCCTGCTGTTTGCGCTCTGAACTTTGTAAGGTTCGCTTTAATAAATCCTCGCTGACCTGCTGAAAGTTGAGAGTCAATGATATAGTCATTAATCATTTCCATCATTGCTCTAATATCATCATTTGTACTATTTAGCATATCATCATAGAATTTTGCAGTCCATCCCATGAAGAAACAGAAATTTTCTTTGGATGCTACAAACACGACTTCTAGATTGATTTTAGAAATGATGTTTTGATACTTCATAAACGCTTGATATAAAACATTGTAATCTTCAAAAGAGCGTTGCTCTAATCCTTCAATGTCGTTGTTGACACTCAAATAATTGCAGATGATGGGATATGTATTGATCATATGCAATTTTAGTTGGTTGATTTTAAAGAAGTCCTCTAGCTGAATTTCAATAAGACTTGTTTTTGCTTCAATCCACTCTAATGTGTTCATGACCCTATGTCCTACCTTTCATCTGTTTAGAAGTCAACAGCTTTGAAAATATCGTCAAGTGTTGTTTGTAGCTTGATGCTTACATCTTCACATTTTTTGATATATTCGCTTAATTCAATGCTTGAGCTTTCTTCATTCCCTGCAAGTTTCTTATGAATGTATTTAGCAATTCCTTTTACAGCATCTTTAGCCGAAGGATAATAGCCGATTGTTCGATAAACTGGTTTATCGTCTTTATCTTTCTTCAAAGTATCTTCGAGAGCTGTATAACAGTTGCTATCAGCATCAAAGTAGTAGTTATCCATAACGTGTACCATTTGATTTTTAACCTCCCCTAACTATTTAATTTTTACATAACGATCATCTTCTTCGACAACCTTCTTTTTTAAGATTTTAATAACTTCTTTTTCATTCTCTTGCTTAACAAGATAGTAAGTTAAGTCTTGATTGAAGATGCTTCTTAATTTGCAATAGTTTACATCTTTAGAAAGTTCTTCTTCTGTTCCTTTTTTACAAACTCTAACAGCAACTTGACCAGTTTGTAAATTCACTTGTCTTTGTAAAATACAATATGTTTGTTCCATAATTAACCCTCTAATCTTACGTTTATAAATACTTTTCGTCCTCTATCAAGAGGATTTCTATAATATTTTGTTATCTCTGCATCAACCAACTTATCACCAATGCTTGTATACATATTTCCTCCTCTTAACCTAACAATTAAATTTGCATCTGCATCAAATAAAGAAATCATTTCATTTTGGTGTTTTTCTAGATACTCGTTTAATTTCATTTTTTCGTGCCCTCCTATATTCTTTAACAGCTATCCAAGTAAGAGTTGAAATAACAATCAATGTTTCTGCTGTTAATGTAACGATAATTCCTGCTACAAATGGGTTAATGTACATTATTTATCACCACCTTCTTTTATTTCTACATCGTTATTATATTTAATGCATTTACCATTCTTATAAGCGACGCATGCATCTTTTAAACAATGATTTAAAATAACTGTTTTATTCGTTCCTCCTCCACGCAAATACGATTCTCTTATTTCAAACCCGGTTAAATCTGGGCAATATTTAATCATTTGTTCTCTCCTCTTTCTTTTTGATGTGGTGTCTTTCTTCATACCATTCAATATCTTCTTCAACACGTTTTAATAAATTCTTTTCTCTTACTAGATCCTTTTCACTTGCTCCTGGTCTAGTGATATAGTATTGCAAAGCATGTTTTACTGTTTGCAACTTTCTATAGTACGTTCCCATTGTTTTTTATTTCCTTCCCATGGAATTTGAACTGGATAATATCTATTTTCTTCAAAGGGCTTAGTTAGAACACCTGCATCGCAATAAAACGTTGTCATTTTAGTTCCTTTGGCAAGAGCATCATCAGAATATAAATATGTATTTTCTACTCTTGTAAAAGTTGTAAAGAAATTATCCCAAACCCACATACCAGGAGTTAAATCTTCAAATTTAAGTGGTTGAGGATGCTTGATTTCATTCATCGCATCCTCATATCCTTTATCATATTGTCCTCTATCATAAATTAGAGCTTTTAGGAGTTCTTCTTTATCAACATTTATGCCGACTTTTTGTACAGCTTTAAATACTGCATTTTCAAAATCCTCATTCATCTTTTGAAACACTTCTTTCATTACTATTTCTATTGGTGGCTTATACATTCTTCATACCTCTCTATCAATTCATCAATGGTTTCATCATCTTCGGCATCTTGAAAGTAGCCTCTCATCCTCATGCCAACAAGCATACCAATTTCATCAAAACAATCATCACCACAACCATCATCAGAGAATTCTTTTAATAAATCCAATTCAAATTTAGTCATCTTCCATCACCTTCTTTTTCCAATATTTTTTATTCTTTATTTTTGCATAGCTGGTACCATATATTTTATCAAAATCTTTTTCACATTTTTCCAGCTCTTTACATGCTTTATCAAGCGCTTTTTCTAACTTTTCAATCTCTTGCTTATCTTCTAAAAGATAGCCACAAGTAGTATCGATATCTTCATGCCTGATGTGTTTGATTGCATTATCATTAGACATTGTTTTCATATGTTGGAACATAGATATTAGTTGTCCTCTTGTTTTAGTCATTTTCAAGCACCAACCTTTTCCAATTTGAAGCTTTTACACAATGACTTTCCATGGTGTCATCTGCTTGACATTCTTCTTTAAAAGGACATTTTTCATAGCAATCAACAACTCCGTTTTCATGTGTGAAAACTAACATATCTATTGATTCATTGAATGATTTTTTTAATCGCTTATTTTCTTTAATGCAATCGGCAAAATTTTCTTTTAAAGATTTGATTTCATTTTCTAACTGATCACAATATCTTTCCAAGTTGAAACTGTATTTTTTTAAATCCGTGACCTTTTGTTTTGTCTCGCTACCATCTAGTTCGTACGATGTTATTTCACGTGTACATTCTTCTATTTTGGGCCTATTCATCATCAACTACCTCGCAGTTATCTAGAATATCTTGGACTTTGTAAGGTTCTTTATCTTCCCATTTGATGAGTTTAAAACAATTACTAAATAAAGATAAACAACAGCAATCTCTTGACTCCGTATACCAACCGAGATTTCCTTTTTGAGGTTTAGTGCCATATGCATGAACATAAACTTTACATTTATCCCTTGCTAGATATTCAAGCTTTTCACCTTTAAGACGTTTCAACAATTCAAATTCTAAACGAGATAGCTTGATAGGCTCTTTGTATTCTTCGTAGAGCCATTGTACTAACATGTTTCTACAAGGTGCTGTATCACTTTTTAATAAGCAATCACTACAATTCATACCAACACATTTATGTGGCTTATTATCTTTTTTAGAAATACAAAGATTATCATTTGTTTTCGCCATTTCTAAAAGTTCTTTTTCCCATTTTTCAAAGTTTTTCATTATTTCATCTCCCAATCTTCTTTAGGTTTGTCAACTACTCCTAAATAGTAATTTCTTAAATAATCAAAGTTATCCATTACAACTCGCGGACAAAATTGCTTGATATATTCTTTGTTATCATCAACAAAAGCTTGTCTAATCTTTGTTGCTGATAGTCCTGCAAATAAACTGGATCTTTCAAACAGTCTATATTCAACGTATTGCTTGATTTCTTCATCAAACCAACTATTAAGATTATCAACGCCATCAGAATAGTAAAGTTTGAAATGCTTTTGGCCTATTCTTGATACAACGTTGTAATAGAAATATCTTCCCCAAACTTTATCATCCTCTGTTTTTGTTTCCATAGACCAATCCGGAATTTCATATACTGAAATTTTTTTTCTATATTCTTTAGGTAGAGATTCCAATAACATTTCTCTACGTTTTTCAATTGTAAAAGGATTTCTTAATGTGTCCTTTTTGTTTTCGCTTCCTAAAATTACACATACTTCGTCGCATTCTTCACAAGCTTTATTAACCATGAATAAATGTGCTTTATGTACTGGTTGCATTCTTGCTAAAAATACTCCTGCTGTTTTCACTTGGTTTTCTTTAATCCTATTTTTTTCCATAATCTTTCAACCTTTCTTTTTCTCTTTTAGCTTTTAAAAGTTTATAACTTTCAACCGCTTCATTTGTAATTCCGAACATTTCTTTTAATTGAAACAGCATGATTTCTACGTCACATATTTCTTCAATTAAATTGTTCTTGCATTCTTCTTTGTTTGGATGGCGTAAACACTTATTGATTGCTTGGATGAGTTCAGCGCATTCTTCCATAGCTTGTCTTGATTGTGCTTCTTTTCCATAAATTTCAATGGATTGTTTAAAAACTTGTTCTTTAATTCCCATATTCTTATACTCTTAACCTTTCTTAACGCTTTAATCTGTATAAACACAAATAGTATTTCCTTCCACTCGATAGCCAAAACATAAATTGCCACCATCACAAAGAAGAGCAATTTCTCTGTTAGTTAAATTAGGGACATTTTTAAGAACTTTATATTTTACATGAGCGTATCCAACCTTATCGCATGACACAACAACATCGTAGTCATCTATGTTGATTTCACTAGGTCTTCCAATCTTAAATTTGTATTTTTCCATTAATTCCTTATATGTTTCATAATTTGATTTTTCATTTCCCATTTTTATAATTCCTCCTTAACGATATCTTTCATATCATTCTTGTAATAACAATCTTCACATACTGCATAGCCAAATCCACCGCTATTCAAGATGATTCTTGATGTATAAGAAGCTCCGTACATGATTTTCTTTCCGCATTCACAACAGCCAACTTTCTTGTTCATATCATCTTCGTAAAATGTAGATCCTTCAGGCAATGTGTAATCTTCATATTGGCCAGTTTCCAAATCATATTTTCTAGCAAAAGCATGATCCATTGCAGTTTGTAATAAATCAAAATACTTTACAGCATCATCATGTGTCATATTCTTGTAATTTGCATCAATGACAACAACACCATGTTCCTTACATAATTTTGTCCATTCTTCACCTGTCATGAGTTATCACGTCCTGCAACTGGTTTATTACGCATAAAATCATCAAAATCCATATTACAATCCGAGCAGATTTCTGCTTTTTTTGTTACAAGTCCACAGCCGCCATCACTTTTCAATCCACCTGCTTGATATGAAATTTTATAATTATTGACCTCTTTGGTTTTAAAAACTCTTTTACATCTGTCACATTGAACAATTCCTCTATCTATTTTCATTGGTTTGCTTCCTCTCTTCTTTTCTTAATGATCAACGTGAGTCTTTCATTTCTTTCTTTGACTCTTAAATTTTGCATTCTCAAACGATAATTTTCATTCTCGAGATATGCAATTTTTTTTCTTGAGGGGCAAATAATTATCTTTACCCCATTCAAGAAGTAATTTTCTTAATTCATCACACTTTGACATCTCTTAATTTCCTGTTCAATTTTCTTAAAAGTTTGTAAGGAAATGGATTTTCTTCTAAATATTCAAAATAGCTGACTGTTGTTGAAAATCCCTTTATTCCATCAAAATTGCTATGTGAGTAAGGTGTAGCAATGATTTTGTTCAAAGCACCTTCAATATCATCATCAACAATCCTTTTATCAGCACTACCCATGCACATTGCATTTCCTGTCAACATGTTTGGCATTGCATATTCATACAATTCGGTATCTCCTACTTTGTATTTCTTATAGCAATAACATTGGATGCCTTTTACGATTTTGTTGTCATATCGAACAATATAAATAGCATTAGGAAAATTGATTTTGTATGAATGATTATTATAAGTAACATATTGCATATGCTCAGGCTGCTTTATAACGGTATAATCAATACCGGCACCTATCGTGTTTTCAGAAAACAATTTTATGTTCGCTTTCTCATGCTGATCTTTGATAAAAAAATCATTAAAAAGTTTTACCAGTTCTTCTTTTGAAAGCATTTTGAATGTAATCTTCTCGTTTTGTTTGATACATAATTCAGCATCATCTTTTTTGTTGTTTAAACGAATGATTGCTTCTCTCATTACATGATCACCTCGCTTTTTGTCTTTAATGTGTTTGAAAGAGCTGAAATCAAAGCATTTGAAGTAAATTTATAATCACAATCATCTTCTTTTCTTTCGACTATTATTTGCAACAATTCCGTATTGTGTCTTTCTTTTTTTGAAACATTGGCCATGATTTCTAGAGCTTCATTTGCCACTCCAAAATTCAAATCAGGATATTCCCATCCTTCAATTTCAATGTTTCTTACGTTTCCTTTAACAAATTGACCATTTATAAATCGATATCCAAAACCATATAGCATTGCTCTTATTTGATAGCTCTTTTTATAAAGCTTTCTGAATTTCCTAGCTTTTCCCTTATTTTTGAATTTGATATACAGGAACTGTATTTCAGTGGTACCTAGATTGTAATAATCAACCTTAGGTTCGGATAATGTTTCATCCGAGTACTCACACCACTCTTTGGCTTCTGCATATATTTCTCTAAAGACACCTTTTAATTGTGGAATAATAAAACTTACATTTACAAACGTTTCATTCTGTTCATCATATAATCCTTCAATCAATGTTTCAAAACCATCAACTGCAAATTCGTTTCTGTCAAAAAAAGGACTTAATATAACTTCTTCAAATTCATAATCGATAACATCTGGAAAAACATGTTCATCTAATAAGTCAATTTCTTGAAAATTTTGTATCAAATCATCAGATTCATCTTCTTCAAATGCAATCGTTAAATCATCAATGGCTTTTGGCGATGTGTAACTTAAAGCGTTGATGAAAAATTTTTCATAGGTGTTAGGTTCTAATTTATCTGGGACATGATCAGTCGTAAAAAACTGTCTCAAATCTGTAGACAAGTTGAACACCTTCTTTCAACTGATACATGATTAAAGCGTTGCAATGTTCCAATATCGATACGGCCATTTTTGCATTGGTTACTAGAAATTGAACATTTCCTTTGGCGGCCTGTTCTTGACAAGAAACGTCAAGTGGGTGCTTATCTAAATCAAATTTGTAACATTGACTTCTCAAATTACTTTGTTGAATACCATTCTTTTTTGTTGTGATATAGATATTTCCTTCATATTCACTATTTGCTGAGTCGATGTAAATAACATCATCTAGCTTCTTAAATACTTTTTCTAAAATCATTCTTGTAGCATCATTATCGACACATCCTATGATTACAGGAACATATCCCTTATCATCTTGGATAAGTGAAAATAAACTTTCATATGTGCAAAATTTATCATCAAACTCACATTCGATTGGATAAAGAGAGTTGATTTTTCTCGATAATGCCAAAGCCTTATTATCACCTACATCTTGAGCTTGATATCCTTGACGTTCGATATTTTTAGATTCGACTGTATCACCATCTACGAGCATCATTTTATGTGACGTTCCTAAAAGAAGTTTGGGAAGGTCTCTTGCTAAAAGAGAACCAGTCCCACCAACTCCTATGACGTAAAATTTATATCTTGTGTAATTATTGGCCAT